GGCCATCGCGCCCCCGTGGCCGTCGGCGGCGGCCGATGTTATCGCCGCCCACTCCTCCGGGCGGGTATAGCCACGCCAGCCCTCCCAGTCCTTGTCCGGCTCGTTCTCGATCTCTATCCCGCTGATCAGGCCAAGGCCGGTGGCGGTATCCGTGTCGAGCGGCCAGAACAGGCCGGAGCCATCGACGGAGCGCTTTCCGAACTTCGCGGACAGGGCGTAGGCCAGCTTGCCCATCGTCTTGTAGGAGCCGGCGTCATAGGTGACACTGAAATACCTGTCCGCGCCGCCCACGCCACGGGCGGGCAACGCTTTCCACGCGCCGGGCAGCCAGTAGCAGTCGAGTTGCCGGTTCTGCCTGTTGCTCCCGGCCTTGTCGTAGATGCAATAGTCGAACACCGAGGTGAAGGCCAGGTAAGGACACAAGCCGTGACGCCTGTAGGTACTGTCCAGATGGGCCACAAGCCTGTCGCCGGTACCGTTGTTGTTCTTGATCCAGCCGATATCGTCAACCCCGAAACGCATGTCGGCCACCCTTTCCCACGCCACCATGCCGGACTTGTCCCACGAGGCGAAATGCCCGGGCGATATATAAAGGCGCACGTGGCTTCCCGAGCACATCGAGTGTATCCTGCCTTGCTGGTACGCGTGCCCGTTGACGCAGAAGAACTCGTCTACGGTCTTGCGGGCGGTCGATCTCCTTAGGGGAGACCTTATGCCCTCCGGCATGGTGGAGGCCGGGCGGCCGTAGAGAAGGAGGTTGTTGATACGGTCGAGGGTCGTGTTGTACTCGGCGCTTGCGGGGAATCCCTCCTGCCCCTGCGCCAGGCCGGAGAGACCGCCGATGTCGTTCAGGTCGAAGGAGAGCTTGAGGTAGCGGAACACCCTCGAGCTGAAATCGATGGAGGCCCAGCCATTGTACGCTATCCGGATCTCTCCCGCCTTCTCCCACGCGTAACCGTGGTCACGCATGCCATGGACCGAGAACCTCGGCTTGCCGGCGGAGTAGGCGTACAGCCTGTCCAGCGTGTACGGGGCGAACAGGTCTATGTATACGTCATAGGGCGATGAGTTGCGACCGTACGGGTAATTATACCAATACGTCTTGTAGTCCTTGTTCGACGTGTCCGGGTATCCGGTGTCCTTGAACGTGTTGGCCCCCACCTCGTCGACCATCCTGTCCACCGAGCAGGGATTGCCGTCCGGGTCCCTCATGTCGCTGGCGTGTTGCTGCGAGAGGTTCTCCCGGGTCAGGTTGATACGGTAGGCCCTCGACATGTCCTCGCTGCCGACCGTGCGGAAGCACACGGGATCGGAGGTCTCGGAGAGGTATTCCACGCCATGGTTGGTCTTTATCGTCTTGATATACACGTAATACTCCTTGTTGGGCGCCAACCCCGTTATCGCCATCCGCTGCAACGTCCCGGGATCGGCGGGCGGGGGCGTGCCGGTCACCCGTATCAAACCCGCCCACACCTTCGGGTTGTCGGCGTCAACGGGGCCGTTGGCGTATCGCATGTCGTATTCGGTTCCCCTGTCGTAGATGTTATTCGCGTAAGGGGCCGTCCATTGCGCCGTGCAGGAGGAGCGGTCATAGTAGACAACCTGGAAATCCTTGATACGCTGGGGGGCCGGATAGGTCGTGTCCCCTATGACCGTGCTCGTGTGCACGTAGATATGGTCGCCGACCCGGTTGTAACTCAATATGGCGATCGTATCCCTGTTCAGCGGCAGGTCTATGGTGCCTCTCATCGTGTTGCTTAATACGATCTGCCGGAGGCCGCTCTGGTAGACCATGACCTTCCCGCATGATCCCTCCCTCGTGTTCTGTATCTCCAGGTTATATATGAGGGTGTCCTGTCCGAGCGCTACCTTGGCGTAAGGGGCCTTCAGGAAGTCGATGGCGATACGGCCGCCGGAGGGTGTCACCTCCCTGAATATCTCCGAGGTAAATACCTTGTCCACCTCCAGCTTGATCTCCTTGTATGCCACGTCCTTCGGGTCCCATACGTACATCCCGTCACCAGCGATGAAGAAACCGTCCTGTCCGGTCCCCGTTGGATACGCCGCTCTCAGGGCCTCCAGGGAAGGGAAGCTGTCCAGCAACCTGTACTCAAGGTTATCCCCCTTGTCTCCCTTGTCACCCTTCAGGCCCATCAATTGCTCAAGGGTGAAGTCCTCGTACCGGAAAGCGTCCCCCCGGTCGCCTTTCTCCCCCTTGAGGCTCTCCAGCTCGACGATATCCTCCCATGACCCGGCGCCAACCTTCCATTGGAGGTGCTTCTCCGTACGCCGGAAGACCACCTTCAGCTCGGACAGGGCGAGCAGGTCCTTCCACTCTCCATTACCCAGTTTCCATTGTACGTGTGTCGTCGTCACGCGAAGATTGACCCGCAGCAAGGACAGGGGGGCCTCCACCACGTCATGTATCCCTCCCGGCATGCGAAGGGCCGGGAGGGAGTATACGCTATCGAGGGATGTCACCACCTCCAGGTCTCCGACCCCTGTCGATCCGGATTCCAGGGCCGACTTGATAATGGGTTTCAATATGGCGGCGAGCGCCTTGATGTCATCGGTTGAGTATGCCATTTCGTTATTCGATTGACTGGTTAGACAAATCCATGCGCTCACTTCCCCTTTTTAGCCGGAAGTCTCTTGGGCGTCAGCGCCTCGATCAGCGCGCGTCTCAGGGGCGCGGAGGCGCTGGACATGTCGAGGATCGACAGTATCTCCTTGGCGGTCTCCTCGCCGACCTCGGTCGGTCCGTCACTAAAATATATCTCCTTGCCAAAATCGGAGACGGCTATGTCACGGGCCGCCCCCCATACGAGGTTGCCCAGCTCCTTGCGGGTGTCAACGATGATGGGATCGCCCTCGATCGTCGCCTGTACCCTTAAATTCTTGAAATCCACTTTTGCCATGACTGTTAATTCTTTAATCGTTAGAAACCCCTGTTATGATCCCGTTCTCGACGGTAAACCTCACGCTCTCCGAACCCGCCTCGTCATAGAGGTCATCGATATCCGACAATACCTCGCCTATGACGGTCTCCATGGTCTTGAAATCATCCCCCGCGGAGAAATTATAACCGACCTGCCCCTTGCGTTGGTGGTTGATGGTAAGTACCTGCCTGCCCTCTCTCGTGACGGCGGCATATATGGAGCCAAGCCCCTTGCCGGGCTCGTACGCCCCGGAGTACCTTACCGTCTCCCCGCCGGGCAGGCTGCCTGTCACCTCCTTGGTGACCTTTGTCAAAATCGTTAGTTCCTTTCTCATGATCGTATGTTTTAAATGATGGTTCACTCGTTCTGGTAGCCGACGATGATGCCGCCGACCACTCTCAACCGTATTTTATCAAGGTCCACGTCCGTTCCGAAAGAGACTCCTTGGTGTCCCCGGCAGTAATAATCGCCGGATGACCACACGTTCCCGACGCTGCTTAGCGTGTCGCAATGGATATTCCCGTACCCGGAGGCCGTTATGGAGCCGCAGGATAACGCCCCGTCGATATAGACCTTTCCCCCGAATTGGGCGGCGTATCCGTTCGAGAAACCGATTGTCGCTGCCCCGCTGATGATCAACGTGGTCCCGGGGGTCCCGGCCAAGGCGCTCCCTCCCCACACGAAATTTCCTATCTTGACGATATTCGAGGTGATGCTGTCTGCGTCTATCAGGCTGGCGTAGATCTTCCCGTTATGGTCGATGAGTACGCCGTTCAGGTCTATCTTGTTGCCCTTGATCGTGACCGTGCTGGCCGTCTGGTTGATCATGGAGACCACCGTGTCCCCGTTATAGTCCGTGGTCGACACCTTTTGCGTGATGCTCCTCGCGTTCACCTCAATCGAGGCGGAGAGATCGTTTCTGAGGCCGGAGAGCTCCGAGCTCGTGGCGTACAGGTACAGGCTGTCATTGATCCCGTCTATCCGTAGGCCGAGGTCCGTGATCGTCTTGCTGTTGTTGTCCGTCTTCGTCACGTAGGCGGACAGGGTGCCGTTCGTGTTGTCGAGCACCAACCCCATGTCCGTCACCGTACCCCTTAGGTTATCCACCTTGTTGGCGTACATTCCCACACGCTCGTTCGTCTGCTCCAGCTTGGTTGACATCTCCACCCGGAAATCGTCCAGCGGCCGGCTCGTGAGCAGCAGGTTATAGATGAATATCTCCCCGGTATGGGAGATGGTAAAATCACCCGTCCCGTCCCATTCCCCGATAAACTCCTCCTGTGCGAACGCGTCGGTAGGCGTCATCGCCTTGGTCTCGTACAGGTCCTGCCCGGGAAAACCTATGGTGAGCGTACCGGTCGTCTTGACCTTGCACATGAACGATATATAGAACGTGGGCCATTTCGTGGTCCCGTCCGGCATCTCCACCAACCCTTCCGGCCTGCGTGACAGGTTGGCGTTCAACTGCCTGATCGTGGAGTTCTTGATGCAGAGGGCGAGCCTGTTCAACACCCGCACGATACCGGTTATCCGGTCTTTCTCCGAGTAAAGGGAGTCGTTCACCGGGATGTAACGCTCGCTGACGGTGAATAACGACACGTCATTGCCCGGCTCCCATCCGACGATATCCTCGGAGAAGGACGAGTTGGTGAGATAGTTGTCTTTCTCCGCTATCTCGTGCCGGATGGATGACATCTCGCTGGAGAGCTTGCCGTTCATCACTTGGAATAGCGTGCTGACATCCTCTCCTGTATCCGAGAGGATGAACTTTCCACGGGCGTAAAGATTCTCCACGTACGCCCCGTCACCGTCCAATCTTCCGAAATAGGGCGTGACCAGACCGTTCAGGTTCCCGATACGGACCTTCACGCAATTCTCAGGGTCGGTCTTCATCCCCCGGATCACGTCCATGTAGGGCGTTCCGAACTCGTCCACCGTGGTGATCTTGATGATACCGCTACGGGTGGAGTTATCCGGGTTGTCCACCCGGCATAAGGTATCCCTCTTTGTTACCTGCGACAGGTCGCCCACGAAGTTCTCGAAGGTGAGCCAGTCCAGACGGTTCTCACCGTCGGAGAGGTAGCCTACGCCCACCGACACCACCTTCAGCTCGTATTGTTTCACCATCTGGTAGTTGTTCTCAAGGGTGGGATCGCCTTGGAACTGCTGGACCATGAGGATGTCACCTTTCCGGAACGGGTTGTACAAACGTCCCCCGTCCGTGTCGAGGTAGATCCTGCCCGAGTTTGCGTCGTAATGGTCCACCTCCATCATCGCGGAGAAGATACGGTTGTCATTCTCCCCTAGGAGCTGGGACACGATAAACTCGTAGACCCGTAACGTTCCCCGCACGGCGATATCATCGATCTCCAGCTTGTATCTCGTCTCGTTTATCCCGGCGGCGTTGGTCCGGATATACGGTGCGAGCATCCAGCCCGTCCCGTTAGGGAACCCCGAGGCAAACATGGGCGAGGATAGGGAACCGGCGAACATGGAGTCATTCTTCACCTTCAAGTCTTTCAGCCACGCAGTGCCGTCGGCGAACAGGCGGAACCCGTTCTCATGACCGAAACCGTTGGCGTCACGGTCTGAGTAGATGGAGGAGTCAAGACCGGCAAGGATGATGTCCTTCTCGAACGTGATGTTGCCCGCCGCCGTATCGTCGATATCCTTGCGTAGGTAACGGTCATCGAGGGCGGATATGGGTTTCAGTATCTCTTTCAAGGTTCTTAGGGCCGTGAACCCGTTCTCGTCGGATGGTTCCGTCAAGTCATCCAATTTTATATGGTAAAGGCCGTCACCGGTTCCCCCGGACCCGCCAGCCTCGTTGACGATGGCCCTCCATGTGTCCCCGAGCTCTTTTATGATACTGTTCCTTATGGTATCATGTATCGAGCCAAAAGTCGCTACGGATGCTTTCGGGTTATGCGGATCAAAGGCCGGGAATAATACCCCCTCGCCAAGCTCTTGCCGTGGGAGCTCAGCTAAGCGAGGGGGAAAAATAAAATCCGGCGAGGAGAGGTTTGGAACCGTTAGATTATCCGGAAGCTCTTTCTCGTTACGGATAAGGTTCAGGTATCTCGAGATCTCCGAGAGTCGGTACGTGAACGTATAGGAGCTCGGGAGATCGTTGGAGGTGTAGGTGGCGTCGCTCTCGGTGACGATTATTCTCCGGATCATGGACGCCTCGTATATATACTTGGCCCGGCTGGGGAAAAAATCCAGCAACCAACGGCGGGAGTAATCATCGAGGAATCCCGTGTTCTTAACGAACTTACGATCGGTCTCCACGTCATACTCGGACAGGTTCTCGCCCAGTTCCGCTATCAGGTGGCCATGCTCCGCCTGCAGACGGTTCACCCCATGGGCACGGAAGGTGTCCATACCGCCCAGACTGTTCTCGAAAAGGAACCATTGCTCGTCCTCGGAATGGATATCCGTGAATTTATAGAATTGCGATACGCTCAGTCTCGCTCCGCCGGCCTCGGCGTAAACCTCGAGATAGCTGGGGTACTTGTTCCCGAATAGCTTGGCTACGATCGCGTATTGGAGATTGAGTGTCACGCACTCGCCGGCGGTCATTCCCTTCAAGGAGGTCGTGCTCGAAGATTTGTCCGGGAACGTGGCCTTGGCCTTCACCGTGCAGTCCGATATGGCGTAGTAGGTCAACCACTCCGGTGAGTAATAGGTCACCTCCTTGACCTTTGGCTGCCACGTGAGGAAGTGGGACTTCAACCAGTTTCCCGGCGTGTCCGCCAGATCCGCTATCCCGCACCGGATCGCCCGGAACGAGTGGGAGGTCCCGTCTATCGTGGCCGTGAAATCTGCGAATATGGTATTTTGGGAATAGATCTCTTGGGCCGTGTCCAAAGTATAGCTCAATAGGCTTTCCACCACCTCTCTCACGTCGATCGTGACCATCTTGTCCGGGCCGGGCTCGTAGCTTCGCTCGAGCAAGGTGGCCGTTCCTTTCTTCAAGATGAAAGAGACGGCCTCTTTTGCCCCCAATACGAATTTCCTCATGTTCCCGGACAGGCTCAGAGCGTCTGGTTTGTCTATGATCGTTGCCATTTGCGATTATTTTACCCCCAAAAATATGGCTGTCGGATGGTCCGATAAAGGACAGTTACCGGGTCACGGGCTCGAGCCACACGGTTAGGGTACCGTCCTCCGGATCGGTCGGCCCGGACGCGGAGCCACGGCTATAGAATTGCACGGGATAAGTGGCTTGATGGTATTTCCCGCCCTGCACGTATTGGTATGCGCTGGGCGGGGCGTAGTATATGGTCACGGGTTCCTCCTTGAACACCCATCTTCTTTTCACGCTGTCGCTGGCGTTGGACCGGGAGTAGTTGACCTTCCATTTATATTTGGATACATGGGAGGCGAACCGCTCCGTCTCGGCCATGGCCGTGGATACCGGCTCGTAAAGCCTCGTGGTAAGGAACGTGGATTCCAAGGGTTCCCGGGAACCCGGGCTATATTGTATGGCGGAGGGAAGCAGCTCCTGTCCCTCGATCGTCACCTTCCTGTACTCGGAGAGCGATACCTTTTGGATGTCACTGAGAAGCATGCTCGCTTTTATCTCGAGCAGAGAGTTCCGGAGCAGGGAATCGTAATTTCGCCAGAACCGTTCGAAAAGCCCGTCCGGGCCGTGGTAGGCGAGCGTATAGTTCCAAAGCTTGTTTCCCTCGGCGTCATGATTGAGGATCGTTCCGTAGTCCAGTTTCCCGGCATGGAATACGAACGCCGGCATGGGTTTCAACTCCTCGTTATCTTCCGCCTCGCCTACCACCTCAGACGTGGAATCATTCACGGAATCCATGATGATGGAGGAGTTCAACGATCTTCCGGTCCCTATATAAATCCCGAGATGCGGGATGGCCCCGGCTCCTCCGCTGCCAAAAGCAGGTGTATAGACCATCGCAGGTAGCACGTCCGGGGATTCCTTGCTCTCCGTCTCCAGTGTCCCGCCGGCGTAATAATCCATCGTGACCAGACCGATCCGTTGCGTGACCGGCGTGATCCCCTTGTAACCTCTCCGGATAAACTCACCCGATATCTGGTTATACTCGACGTCCGGGTATTTCTTTAATAGGTCTACCAAGGTACTGAACTCCTCGTTCTCGTTCCCCGTGGCTCTTCCCGTCGTTGGCGTCGGGCGCTCGCTCTCCTGTTTCTCTTCCGGCGGCGTGAGCCGGTCACAGGTAAGCTTTAACTGCTTGAAGCTCGAGGGATGGTTGACGGTATATTTACCGGCTACGCAATCCGTGAGGTCGCAGGAGGGTGTCTCGTTCAGGTTCTCATCGAATAGCACGATTCGGATGGTCTTGCGGGTCTCGTCCGGGATGAACTCGCAGCAGAATTTATATCGGTATACGTCCAGTATCGTCTTGATCATGCAGTCCGGGACGATCTGGGAGTATCGGATCTCGCCCTTTACGATCGTATCGATCGTGTTGTTCAGAAAGACCATGTCCTTGAATGGGGTGGTGCGGGAAAAGAAGGAGTCCTCCAAGGTGTAGCCAAGATAGGCGAATATCTCCTCCAATAAATGCAATCCACGGATAAAGGGGGATATGTAGAATCCCGGAGCCAATCGGATCGTTTTCTCATCGACTACCTCCGTCCGCTCCACGTCGTTGTAAAGACGGGGATATCCGTCCGGTCCCGGATCACCGGTGGCGTTTAAAGAACCGGACTCTAGGATGGCCGGGAACAAGGCGAATCGGTCATCATGTGTAATGAACAGGTTCCGGCAGAAGGATATCGCCTCGCTGACAGACGCGAACTTGATAACCTTGTCCTCAAAGACCGTGGATAACGGTACATCCTTGATCTTCTCGTAGAACGCTCCGGTATTCAAGTAAAAACTGGTCTCGATCCCGCTCTTCCGGTTCGCCGACAGGATGGCTTGACGGCAGGGAATGGAGAATACCCCGTGTTGGATCATGGCGTTGATCCGCTGCGAGGCCTTGCTGATCCCGGCCATGTTATCCGGATAGATGAGTAGTTCCCTATTCCTGTCCGTGGGAGGGAGTGTTACCGGTAAGCTCTGCTCTCCGTAATCGTTAAAGAACGGGTTCATCCGGGATAAGGTCAATTGGATGTCTCCTAGGTCGTAAGCCTTGCCGGATTCGTGAATGATGTCCATCTTATTTGCCTCCTATCTTTTTGGATTTGTCCAATGTCTTCTGGGCGGCCTCGATATCGCTATAAACGATATAGGCCCTCATGCCTTTTGCTCTTAGTTCGGAAAATAGCATAAGTAGCTGTGTGAGTACTTTGAGTAATTCCGGATTATTACTTGAAACCATTACATTTTCTTCATCCGAGCGTCCATTGTATCCACCGTTGGCGAATCCGTTGACGGGAAGAGGATTTGTGCTTGTTCTTTGTCTTCGGATGGCATCCAAGGCTAGGATATGGTTCATGGAAACCGGATCTTGTAATTGCCATGCCGGTGTAACGTATTCTTCTCGATGTACGGGACCAGCCACTTCAAGTATACCACCGTTGCCGGTGAATCCTCCGTTGTAGTATCCTGATGTAGATGCCACACGAGCTCCGGAAGAGGAACCGGAGGAAGAATTTCCTCCAGAAGTCATATTCTTGATCTTTTTTCTTTCCGCATTAGCTATCGCTATTTGTGCCGCCCCGGTAACGGTGAGCATAGCCGCCGCTATAGCGCCTCCGATTGGTCCTAATTGGGCAAATGCCTGCATGATGGCCACAGCGGTGTTCGCTATAATCTCGGATACCTTGATGGCGAATTGTACATCTGCGTATTTCTTTTGTATCTCTAGTTTTTTCGTCTCTTTCTCCTTCTCCAAACGAGTGACTTCATCTGCATTATCACCGGCTCTTTGTATCTCAAGATCATATTTGGCATCTATATTTGCGATCTCAGCCTCTTGCAAAGCAGATATTGTTCCTGAGAACATATTGGAATATGTGTCAACACTCTTTTTTAGGTAATCGGTCTTGATCTTTAGTTTCGCTTGTTGATATTCTTTCTCATTAAGTAAACCTTCTCGGTATTGCTCCTTGAGCGTTTTCATATCTTTCTCATACTGTTCTTTCATGGACACTAGCCCATATTGTGAACGTATTTGGTAACGTTTGTCTTCCTCCTGCCTCACGATGTTTGTCTTGGCTCTTTCATAAGCGGCATCTAGCTCGGTCATATCCAGTCCATCTTTTTTAGCCATTTCCTTCTTCGCCTTATAAACGGAATCTAAGACTTTTATTTGCAACTCGGTCTCTTCTCCTACAGTGGTTAAATTAAATTGTCCCTTAAAGTCTTTCAATAGGTTTTGTAATGCTTTTTGTTGGGACGCACGTGCTTGAGCTGCTTTTAGGTCTGCATCCAATACAGTATTGTTGGCTTCTTCGATGGCTTTTGCCTTAGTCGATCCATTCTTTATCTCGAGCGAGAAAACATCATTCTGATAATCTTTTTGAATCGTCAGCCGCTTATCCGCATAATGGGTCTCAATGGAAAGGAGAAGAGCCTTCGATTGCTCCTCCGTTATAGCTTGTTTGGCCACTGCCTTCTCTAACTCTGTTTTTTGAGTTATATAACATTGTTCTTCAATCTTAAGACGCTTGTTCCGGTTGTCTTGAAGTGCCGAGATTACTTCATTTTCCCGCTTTGTTTCAATATCTAATAGTTTTGTTTGAGCTTCCACTATCTGCTTATTGATTTCCGCTTTGATCTTATCGCTTCCGGCTTTCTTTAAAAACTCTTGCAATTTATCAATGCGTTTTTGATAATATACAACATCAGAGCTAATCACGGAGAGATTATAAAACTGTTCTGTTTGCTCATTCTCCGACTTTTGCTTTTTCAATAAGGCCAGTTCTGAAGCATGTGCGGTTTCCATTTCTTTCAATTTCAAATCCATAGCCGATTTAAACTCTGTATCTTCCAGTGTTCTATTACTACTTCCTCCGGTAGTCGAATTATTTCCTGATAATATCTCATTAACAGTCTTACTATTACTTGCGATAATCTTTCTCAATGCTTCAGCCTGTTCTTCCAAAGATGTTTTTGTTTTATCACGCCTTATTCTGCCACGAGCTACCATATCAGCCAACATTTTATCTGCCTTATCCTTACTGAATAAACCAAAGAGACCTACTTCCATTTGTTCTAACCATGGTATCTGCTCTTGAAAAGCCTCCGGGTCTGTATCTAATCTGATTTTCTCTTTTTCTATCTCGATAAGTTGTTCTTTAGCTGCCTGAGCTTTAGCCATTTCATATATACTATCTATATATTTATTAATCGCCGTTGTTGCTTTATCTGTGCCAATCTCTTCCAAGGTCAAATTTCCTAAATATTCAGGAGATATCTCATTAAGCTTTTTAATAGCAGACAAACGGCGCTCTTTCGTTTCAGATTCATCTCGAGCCAAACGAAGGAATTGTTCCAACTCTGTTTTTTGTTGTGTTATATTTTGTGCAGCATCTGACTCAACCTTGTTTAAACGACGTTGTATCGCATCCATTTTCGTTAATTCCTGATTAGCTTTTTTCATGTAAAGTAACCAAGTTAATACAACAGCTCCCATTAACGCATATGGATTCTTAAGCATGGTAGCATATAAACTCTTCATCGAGGTTATAATCTTTTCATTCCATATCACTTTCAGCTGATCTGCGATGATTGATGATTTTACAGCAATGGTATAAGCTGTAAGTCCAGTAATAATTGCCAATATTTCTGTTGTGTTTTCACTTATCCACGTAGCCAATGCTACAAGTTTTCCAGTCCAATGAACCGTTTGGTTCATGGCTCCGATAATAGCAGGGTTGAGTTTTTCCATCAAGTCCATTGCTAACAAGTTCATCTTGTTTCTTGCTTGGGCACGCTTGGCCTCGTTCGTATCAGAGTTGGTTTGTGCTTGTTCAACAGCTTTGTTGGTATCGGTAACGGCTGTCGTGTACCGTTCGATATCGGCTTTGTTCATTACCAAGATCTCAGCCATTTTTGCATGTTCTTCACCGAATAGCTTGGCTGCTGATTCTCCTTTCTTGAATCGAACGGCGATCTCGTTGATTGCCAAAGAGAGATCAAACACGCCATTTTTGTAACCGATATTCTTTTCCTTCATTCTCAAGAGAACCTTGTCAAGGCTATTACCGGCAACGGCCGCCTCCGAGTATTTTGGAGCTACAGCTTCAATTAATCCAATGTGTTGTTCTAATTGCAGATTCATTAGATTAGCTGTGGTACCGGATTTCTCAAAAGCATCGGTGATATATTGGATATTTGCGGCTCCCGCTTGGCTACCGGCGGCGATGGCATTTATGATACGTCGGCTTTGATCTGCGCCAAGGTTCATTTGGTTCATGACCGTGGTAAGGGCTTTAGCCGCCGGCTCTAGTTTATCTTTTCCCGCTATGGAAAGATAAATGGCATCTTGCGTGACTTTCTCAAGGGCCTCTGCGTTTTTCAAAAGCTCTGGACGCTGACTACCGATAATAGCGAAGGAGTCATCAATCTCTACGGCGCTTTGCTTGATCCGTACGCCTTCTTTTGTGACGGTGGTAGATAAACGTTTAGCGGCGTTTTCTAGTTTTGCTACGTTCTCATCATCCAGTCCGGTTAAGGCTTTTAGGTTAGCGGAAGATGATTCAAGTTTATCTCGTTCATCCCGGAACTTAGAGAAAGCCATGGTGATACCGGTGATCGCCGCTACTCCCGATCCGATTATACCCATATATTTGTTTAGCCAATCTGCCGCTCGTCCCCAACTAGAGGCTTGACAACCGATTTCCACACGCATCTCCTTTTGTACCAAAGCCGTTTCTTTGGAAACCCGTTTTAACATCTCTAGTTTTGAGTTATATTCGGCGGTGTTACGTGTCGTTTTCTTTAATTCGGAACTTATCTTTCCTTTCACGTCTAGCAATTCCTTGTAAGTGGCCCCACTCAAGTTTTTCAAGACTCTTTCCGTATCAGCGACCTCTTGCTTATACTTTTGCATCTTCTGGGTTTGAGCGGTCAACTCACGTTCTATTTTCTTTGCCGCCTTACTATTGCCTTCTCCCGCTGCCCGGAGATCGAGTAACTTTTTCTCCAGTTCCCCGATTTTCGTCTCTAACTCCGATGCGCTAGTCATTGCGTCGGAGTTATCCAGATATATCTTGATGCTCCTGTTTAAATCTCCTGCCATATCCTAATCTTTATCTATGAAAATTCGTGATGCGTCGATTTGCATATCGGCGGCGTAGTCCGCTACGATGTCTGCCAGTTTGGGAAGATTCTTTTCGATGACGGGATCGAACCAACGGATCGGTTGGCGGTTGCCGGTTCCCATCAGGTAGAAAGAATCCGGGTTGGTCTTTTTCAGCTTCCCGTATTTGTCCGTCCATTTAGAGCCGCCCCGGAAACCACCTTGGCCCCGTCCGGCTCCCTTATGGATATAGATACCTTCACGGGCGAAACTGAATCCCACTCGTTCGGTCTCTCCTTTACTTTTGTAAATTCTGGGTTCTAGGGAGTCCGATAGGAACTCATCTTTCTGGACAAGCAAGGCGATATTCCCTTTCAAGTCTTGGATCACGTAGCCCATCCATTCCTTTACCTCAGAATTAAATTGTCTCAATTTCTCCTTATCCAGCCTACGTTCATACCGGGCGATCCGGCTGGTTGACTCTAGCGAGATCTCGAAGGGTAATCCTTCCCTCGCTCCGATTAGGGAGTTCCTGCGTTTAGGCGTGCGCATCTGCTCGTTCAATCTTTTCATGACTCCCATATCATACCCACATTGATTGGTCGATAGAGAAGGGGATAGGCTTTCTTAGGTTGAAGCCTAACATCACCCCATAGAAATTATCTCCCATGGGACCTATGCCCCGAAAGGTCATGCTGTTTAGCTCTAGGAACTGAAGCCCGTTACGTTCCTCGTTCCAGTCGAGCATCATCCGGCAGACGATCTGCATGAGAAGATCCTTGCATTCCGCTTTCGCAAAGTGAATCCCGTCGATATTCCCGGCCTCGCATTGCTTTAATAGGGCGATAAAATATTGTGGGATATTTACGAGGTTGTCATTGCTAAGCCAAGAAAAATCCGAGTTAAGCCCGTCAATGGCGACTAATACATGATCCCGAATAGAGGAGATACGTTCTTCCAGATCGGAGATTTCCTCTACCTCGTCACTACGGAGGAAATGACATTCCCCGTCCGTATGACCGATAGCGGCTAGATGCCTAGCGATCCATTCCGAATACTCAAAGTGATTGTATATGTCCATAACATCCAATTTATAGACACAAAAAAAGCCCCCCGAAGGGAGCTTTTAAAGGACATATCCGGATGCTGTCAGAACAGCAAAAAGATCAGGAGCAGGTAAATAAGCAGGCAAACCGCTAGTAAGCCTATCAGCCTTCCTAGGCAGCTATCGCTGTGTCGGATCGCGTAGATGGCCACGCCGATCAGCATAACGTAACCCGATATGATTATAAACGTCAACATATCGCAAATATAATCATTCCTCCGGAAGCAACAAACGTAACAGCTCCTCCAATCTCATGGCGGCACGCATTCGTTCTTCTTTACTATATTGTCCGTTTACATCGGTAACGATGTCGAGTAGGCGCAGGGCTTCTTGGAGTTTCATTTCGGTTCCTCCTTTCCTTCAAACAAACATAATCTTTTTTTCAGAAAACTTAGAGCCGCGATAAGCGACAATGATTCTTTTTCAGAAAGTACACCCGGGGCATCATGCTCGCATGCAATGAAAGTGATAGCGCTGTCAATGGCCTTAACATCTTCTTCTAACCCACCTTTATCATTTTCCTGCCAATATCTGATCGCATCCAGCATCCGGTTTGATATACATATATCTTCCAGTCTAATCATTTTGGCCTCCTTTCTTCGCTGAGTTATAAACGAACCAAGCTACGATGACCAGTGGTAAGAACACTGGAGACAGCATGGCTAATAAGGCTACCGTGTACATTTTAGCCTCGTAAATGGATTTACAGGGCGTGATACCAAGAGGCAACAGGTTGTAGAACTTCTGGACAGTTGTCCAAGAAAAGAGATCATGTTCCCGGCTCCGGGAAGATGATACGGTTAATGAATTTGTTTTCATAACTACTGATGTTTCGCATTGTAGGCAGATATCTATAAAGCAAGAGCGGCTGCCATTTCCCTATGCTGCGAAACATCAGTAGTATCCACTCCGAAGAGCTAAACCTACAAAGGAAAAGAGGCAACCGCCTTTATCTTACTTTAGGGCATAAAAAAAGCCCTACAAAAATGTGAGCATTAACCGCGCTCAGCGAAGTAGGATACACCCTACTGATGTTTCGCATTGCAAATATGGTGAAAGTTTTTGAGATGGCAATAGCTTTTGCTGATTTTTCTATCCTTGATTCATTTATTAAATAGTCTTTAAATAAGGAGGAATCCCCTTATTTGAAGACTATTATTCCGAAATCTTGAGACTAAGGACATAATGGAAGATACAGCCTCTATTCATTCCTGATGTCTCAGGGATCGCATAGGTTTGTTCTAACTCCCAGCCTTGTTTTGCCATAAAATTGAGAGCATCAACCATAGAATTGAACTTGGCGGCTTTAACTTGATCGGTTTGGGACTTGATGGCGTTGTCTACATTATCGCCGAAAACAATCTCTACTTTAACTTTGTCGCCTTTGAAGTTTCCATCCCCGACGATTTCACAATAGGTTTTCTTTTCTTGTGCAATGGCACATACGCTGATCATAGCAGCGAATAGGATACAGATTAGGTGTTTCATGTTTAATTTTGTATTGATTATTATGGATCGCAAGTAGGGAAAAGTTTTTGATATGGCAAAGAAACCAAGTATCTTTGTGGAAAAGAATTGCGATATGAATACAACAGATTACGATATCTATAAAATCAGACAAGAGCAGCTGTCGTTAAGCCGTCGTATCACTCGCATAGAAAATATGATACACGCAATCAGACCTACTCGATTAATCTACGTATTAGGTTTCCTATCGGGTTTCCTGCTAAACTATCTACTACGGCACCTGTTATAGCGGCCAAGACCCACCAAGCGAATTTAAACAAGGAGACCCAGCCGTTAGCCACGTCAAGTTTTAATTTTTTATCTTCCAGTTCTTCTTTATCTGCTGACTTTTGCAGATGTTTTTTCAATCCAATAGTAGCAATACTTTCTCCTTCATTGGTTAGTATCAGCCAATATTCATCCTTTCCCATATATTCGATCGCATGATACCGCTTCATCAGCGTCTCCTTCATATACTCATAATCCATCGTGTGATTATCATAGTCCGGAAGGCCATTATAAAATTGGTCTATATTACAGCGACCAGCATTTTGTTTCACCGTGGCAAGTATCTTATCCGCTATCTCGTATTGTTTTTCTGTAAACATTATCAAAAGAGAATAGCCTGTATTTCTGAGGGTGCATCCTCATACTCTACAGGCCATTAAAAAACCAATTGGCATATCTTTTCCGAAGGTCACCGCATGCACTCGGTTCTACTCGGTTTCTAATCTTTTCGTAAAGATGGGGAAAGTTTTTGGTAACACAATGCTTTCCACGTATTTTTGTGGAAAATGTTATTCCTATGAAATCAATAATCAATTATTTTCGCAAACGTAAAGAGGAACGTCTTCGTGAACGTTGTGTTAAGTATGCCATTAAAGCCCACGAAGGACGGGATAAAGGTTTTACTGTCAGCGATTCAGCCCAAGACATTGAATTGTATATAAAAGACGGTATGACATCCCAAGGAAAAAGGCATCAATAAGGTTTCTTATAAGGCAAAACAACAGGTAACTTGAACCTTATTCGGTTCGCCTCATTTCCATTGCTTCCTTCTTTGGTTGAAGCGCCTATACCTACTACACTGGCTAATACACCGATCTTTCCGCTATTTTCCTTTATTTCAGAGGTGCTGACTTGTAGATCAAACTCTACTGATGAAACAATAACACCTTCACTATTGTCTATCGTCTCAAAGTTTGTATTCTCTGCATAGCATGGATTTACCACTACTCCTTTATCTTTCAATTCATCATCTAATTCATAAACAGCTTCCGAAAGCTGGGTTATAGCGGATTTAATAAATTCTTTTAGTTCCATAAACAACAAAGCCCGCATTTCAGACCGGCCATGATCCTACTTTGCGGGCTTTTCCTTCAATGAAGTTTATCTTTTTCAAATATCTCGCATGGCCTCAATATAGTACAAGAAAATACGGAATGGTTTAAAGATATACTTTTATTTTGAGTTAACAAAAAATCTTTGTAAGGATATTACAGGGATTGGATTATTTTAATATACTTTTATACCAAGTTCAATTTAGTAATCCGGCGACTGATGTCTTTCAGCGCCATATCCAGAATAGCCAGTTCTTCCTGTGTGAATTTGCAAATTTTACCGTGCACGCTATTCCCGTTTAATCGTTGGTAGAACCAAGAGGATGATTTCCCGAAATAATCTTTGGCTAGATTAGAGACGGACAGGTATGGTAAAACGGGACCCAGTCGCTCACGAATAGTTAGCTGCTCCTTGATGTCCGCGATCTCTTTATGGATGTTTTCAAAGTCATTTTGCACACCTGCGGTAAGCAGTTCGGTTTCCTTTTCATCCATGCTATCCAACAGATCGGTAATTTGTCGGTCTATGGTAGGGCGGTCATTCTCCGGGGACTTTTTCCAAAGTTCCTTTAGTTCAAAAAAACGCTTTACTTTATCCATCTTATTCTGTTTTTTGAGTTACACATGAAAGGGAAACTCCCCCTCTGGCCTGGAGGGGGAGAACCTTTCTGGTCAATAATACTTTCCAAGTTCCTTAAGTTCTTTCTCAAGTCTCTTGATCTCTTTATCAACCACCGCTTTCATGAATTTGCTTCTCGAAGTCAGTTCATGATACTTGCGGAGATAAAAAAGGAGATCTTTTTCTGCCTCTTCTATCCGGGCTTTTAGCCCATCGTCACTATGCATAGAGCTCTTGTCTTAATGACATCACAAAGATAATAAATATATTATCAATGGCAAACGTTTGGTAATATTTTTATTATCATAGTATCTGGATTGGAGATAATAACAAAACCGCTCCACCTTCACAGGCAAAGCGGCTGTCCATTACTAATCTAAAAATCTAATACCATGAAAAACACCTATTACTACATATCTTGTTTCTTTTTCTCTTCTTTTTCGATCGCTACTTCTAGGGTATAGAGAGCGTCGTATAAAAGGGATTGCTTTACCTGTTCTTTCTTGGTCACGTCTCCGCTGGCCATCTCATCCACGATGCGTTGTTGCGTGTCGAATATATCCAAAGGGGCTTCATTCCCTCCGGAGGAGAATACCCGGGAGAACTTTGCTTGTATGAAATTCATGCTACCGAGGTAGTACCAGAACATGACAGTCTTTACGATCGGCTCTACATTCCGGAACCAAGCCGGATCACCGTCCTCACGTATGGTGAATGAGCCGTCTTTCCAGATTATGGATAGGAAGTTATCCAATGCCTCGAAGAAATCCTGTCTCATCCGCTGTTGCCAAGTCTGTAGCATGATGAACTGTCCGTAGCTGATATTGGTCAGGCCGTCTTCCGGGCCGTATAACTCGATATCTTTGTCTTTGTAGACGGGGAATGGGTTACGGGTTAAGCGGATATCCAGCTCGATCCCTTTTTCTGTCTCTTGGAATAAGAAATCAAAGATGGTGCTCAACGCCGCCAGTTGCTCGGCCGTGATCCATATACGATTTTTGGGAAGGGAAACGGCGTAACCGGTTCCATTGGCTTTCTGGTATCGCCGGATTCTCGCGGACAGGCAAAACAATAGCATCTTGACCTTGGCTTCTTGGGCCGTACTTTTCGAGTTCAAAATATTGGCGAGAAAGCAAAGCTGTTCCGCTGTCATCTCATCCCATGTGCCGGGCACGAGGTAATCGATATCTTTGATCGTTATTTTTCTCATAATACGAAAATATGTTTGTCCTTGGAATTAAAGTCGTTCTTGATAGGAGCGGGGAGGCCTAGTTCCGGGGCGTAAACTTTCATGTAATCCTCGATTACCGCTTCTAGTGACGTTACCTGCTCGGCGTAGAAATTACCGTTGTCCGTGGGATCGGAATACAGCGGATAGATCACGGGTTTAAACTCCAGCTGGCCGGCCGCCGTACGTTGTACCCGTGTGGTTTGGCTGGTATGGAGCTTGGCTACGTACATAGCGAGCCATACTCGGATATAATCAATCAGCTTGATCCGGAGCGGATCATCCACGCCGGTTCTTAAGGTGTCTTTTAAGCTCTTGTCAAGAGTGGTCCCGATCCAGCGGCATAGCTTCATCTCCAGTGTATCGAGTAGGGGACGGAACTTTTCGAAGGTCAACCGGGAATAATCGATATTCACCTTACCGTAATCTTGGAACTCCCGGGCGGAATTAAGGTAGTGGCCGTTGGCTTGGTTCTTGTAATAGCGGCTTTCTTTCCATTCCGGATAGTCGTTCTCGTGGCTTCCGAGATGCTCCAGTAGCTTATCCAAGTTATTCCATCCCCGTTCCTGCATGCTCTCTTCCGATCGGGCGATCTTTTGATCGCTGGCTACGGTGAACTTATCGTTCCGGCTTACCGTATGCCCGCTGTCACCGATCAAGACCCCTAGCTCCGGACTGGCTAGCGCCACGGCCAATGGTCCCAGTGTCCGGCTGGCGAGCGTCTTGATCGTAAGGATATCTTCCGTTAACGGCTCTCGATACAGCCGATCGACCAAGGCTTCCCCGAGGTAGGGGACGATATACCGATCGAAAGCGTCTTGGATATAGGGTTCCAATATCTCGAACTTTAATGAGGCGTTTACCTTGACGGTATGCCTCAAATCATCTATCGTTTGTAGGAATGGCTGTGTCATGATTATACTTTTTCGTTACCGATACTCTTTTCCGATCCCGTGTTCTTATCGAGTGTCGTTAGCATGATATTGGGTATCACGAACTCGATGTCTTTTCCCCATCCGTTGATCTCCCGGGCTAGGTATAGCGGGAGAACCATCATGTCCCGGAGCGGCTTGAACAGCACTTGGGCGATAATGAATAACTCCCGGGCCTCGGTACCGTTGATGTTCTTCGATTTCCCGGGCGACGCTCCTTTCAAGGACGGATGTACGCCCATCGTGTTACAGATCACGTTTGTCGCTTCCTCCGAGTCCTCGATATACTCACCGCCCTTGATAAATGATTCCAAGGGCTTGATGATGATATCGCTCTCCTCGTATTTATTGATCTGATCATACCGGAAATGGGATACGAAGCTCTTGCCGGCGTTCTCCTCTCCGGAAAGGAAGTCGTTCAGTTGTTGTAGGAAAGCGTTCTTGCGCTCGTTCCGTTTCTTCTTGTCATCCTTGGGGATACCTTCCGAATCGTAAAGCTTGTCCCAAAATTTCATGTTGATGGAGACGTGATATTTCAAGACCATCTGGTTTTTCAGCAACGCCTTCTTGAATTTCGGGATGGCGCAACTGAACTCGTACCAATCGAGGAAGATGGACCACCAATAAGGGCGGTTGTAATAAAAACGCCCCGGTACCGGCATATTGAGGCTTAACGTATAGCCATTCTCTTCCTCGTCCTTTTTCTCTCCGGTCTCCGGATCGGGTACGAGCCCGGTACGGACCTTGAGATCGTAAAGCGGGCTTCGGCGGTCTAGCAATCTCGTTACGATCACGTCGTCCGGAAATGACTCCTCTCCCCATTGCGAGGAATAACCATGATACTCGATGCGTTTCGTCTTCTCGTCTTGCTCGCTGATCCGGGAAAAGCACATCTCCCGGTGCCAGATCTGGACTACCTTCGGTCTCTCTCCGGCCTTCCGTTTGCCAAAAGCCAGATAGACGAAAGAGTCGGAGAATACGACCAGATCGTTGGCCAGCTCGGACATTACCCGTAAGTAGTTGCTATCCGATATGAACTGGAATATCTCCGGAGCCTCTTCCGGGGTAAGTTCCTCCAGCTCGATCTTTTGGGTCTCCGGATTCTTCACCCTCCGGCAGACCATCAACCCATCGCCGTAGGCCATGTTCGCCTTGAACTCGATATTGCTGCCTACGATCGTGTTGTCGGCGATCTTTTTCATGATCCTTACGGGCAACTTGTCTTGGTGACCGAACGGGACAAACCTGACCTCTTTCTTGACGGAAGATCCTTTGGCCGGGGTAATGACCGTGGCCGTGAATTTTTTATCCTCCAGAAAACCTACGTCCTCGGTCATGACCACCGCCGCTTTCGCTCCGGGGAGGAAAGCGGTGTCACCCATTAGAAATACGTTCTTGCGTCCCATTATGCGTATATTTTTTTACCGTTAATCCGGATGATCATGCAACGGATGAACTTCCGTGGGAACCGTTCGCCCCGAATCCGGATGTTTACCGTGCTTCCCTTGGCGTGGATCGAGCTGAAGTAGGCTACCTCATAATCCTCGATCGAGCCGGGAGAGCCATTTCCCTCCCGGCTTTCATTCAACCGCACGTACGAGAACGAGAACATCTTGTATCGTCCCCGGTCATCCTTTTGCTGCATGACAGCCCAGACATCACTTTGTTTTATCCTTTTTTCCATATCTCCATCTTAAAAAGATTACCAAGGCCAGAACCATCGTTACGCCGAGCGCCCACCACCCGAGGGCGTTCTTGCCGATATCGGAGTTGAGTTCGGTATCTCCGGATCGCTCTTCCTCATGGCTGGCTTCCGACCGGGCGAAAACGCTCTCGTTCTCCTCTTTCTTTTGGCTTTCCGCTTCTTCTTTTCGCTCGTTCTCATGTTCCTCGCCTTCGAGTGTCGTTTCCGACTTGACCGGGTATCGGCCGTTTTCGTCCGGCTGCCGCTCAAGGTCGAATTCCCTTCGTATGACCCGGAAGTCTCTCCACCGATCTCGCACGGTGTTGGAACTGGCAAGCCGTACATCCATAGAGGTATCCAAGCTCTCCAATACCTGTCGCTCTTGATCTCTGTAATGGCTATGATCAGAAGCACTACGACGCACGGAACAACTAGCGCAAAGAGCCACCATTCCGGCCAAGACACACAATCTCTTATAAATTCCATATTCCATGATTTACCATCCAAAAGGGAGCTCACATAAACAATACCACTCTCACATCAGTTCCCAGCCGGCCTCGATGTCTTCCATAGGGATACGCTCACCGTTCTCCATGTAGCACATGGCATCCACTAGGGCGCACATCGTTCCCTTGTCCGATAGATCTAGCCGGCAACAGTCCGGCATCTGCATTTCCCGGCATACCCATCGTACGTAAGCCGCCGTGTCATTCTCATCGCGGGGTGCCCATCGTTCTATCAGTTCCTTTATGGAATGTAGGTTATACGATCGCTGGTATTTTAGTAAGAGCTTCATCATGGCCCGTATGCCATGCGGCATATCCTCGAATTCCTCGAAAGCGTTGTCCTTTTTATCGGCTTTCGATACTTCTCCGGCCCAGTCGTTCCGCTCCGAGTTCCGGATATTACCGGGGTTGTTGTTTCGGATTCCCCTTGGTGTCGTTGTCATTTTTACAATCCTCCTTATCTAATTGGTTACTAATATTCTTTCCTAGCTTAGCCTCGATCTCTCCTTTGAGTTGTAGTTTAAGCAGCTTTGGAAACATCATGTTCGGCCAGATAATCAATGCGCTACCCAGCATGCTCCACAGCTCGCACACACAGGCTAGGGTACATCCGGCTTTGGTGATTATGGCGTTATCTTGAGTGAATATCCGTTCCGTAACGAATACCACGAGCATGAAACCGAAATAGACGATCACCTTGGCGGGGGTATCTCTTCCGCTTTGTGACAGGAAGAATTTACCTTGCTTCTTTGCCGAGAACATCCCGAATAGCAGGTCGGCCGTAATAGCCACACCCATAGCGGCGAAAGCGTATTTCACGGGCGAGATAAAATTCAATAAGAATATCATTCCGCTTATTATCCAGCCCCAAGAATGGTTCAATACCATCTGAAGCTTTATCAAGATCCTCTCCACGATCGGGCTAAATACCTGTGATATCATCTCCAAACATTTTTCACAAAGATGCTCGTAATCATACCTTCGGAAAAGGACATGAAAAAGCCCCGCGAGGATTTCTCCGGGCGGGGCTTGATTGATGTTATTCTTCTGGCAATAGTAGCCGAATGGCTCCGTCAAGTTTCATTTCAGTTCCTCCTTTTCCACTTCTTTGAAGAATGCGGCTATAGAATGATACAGTTCTATTAATTCTTCACGGCTTATATCGCGAATACAGTTCATGCTTTCTCCTATATTTATATCGTAGGAGGCTGTCTCTTTGCCTCTTTTATAGAATGATTTTACACGTGATATATCAACCCTTGTCATTTTCAGTCTCCTTTCTTTCAATAAATTGGTTTATAACAATTCCCATTTCTTTCAAAGAGTCATAGTCTATATCATCCGGAAAACGTTCATCTGTGTATACACCATAATTATAATGGACAGATGAATAGTTACTCCACATCACGCATTCCTGTACTACGCATCTCATCCTCTACCTCCTTTCTTGGCTGAGCAATAAATAAACCAAGCCACTCCGATCAGCGGCACAAATACTGGAGACAGCATAGCCAATAAAGCTACCGTGTACATTTTAGCCTCGTAGATGGATTTACAGGAGGCGATACCAAGAGGTAACAGGTTGTAGAACTTCTGGACGGTTGTCCATGTGAAAGGATTGGATACCTTTACGCTTGTAGCCACCTCGGGCTGCAAGGTAATTGAATTTTTCTTTGTCATAATGTAACGCATTTAATAAATTAATAAACGAGAAGGGAACAAAAAAGTTCCGCTTTCCCGTTGCGTTACACCTTGACAAGGCAGTGGGCGCATTAACGCTCCACACGGGGGTCGGAACTATATTTTTAACCGTAGGCATAAAAAATGCCCGCAGCAATAAATGGCGAGCCTTTGTCGCCTTGTCAAAATGTAACGCACTGCAAATATGGTGAAAGTTTTTGGGATGGCAATGCTTTGTGTCTTCTTTTTTCGTGTATTTCAGGTTTTGAAATTGCAAACAGGAGTTAAAAAAAGTACTGTTTGAGGATACCTGATATATGTGTGAGATATATCAGGTATCTTTTTTCTCACATTTTCAGACCTGAAATATATGTTAAAATACTATTTTCATCTGTCTGAAATCTGTCTGCATCATCTTTTTTATAAGAGCCTCATTCTCTTTTATCTTTTTCTCGTTGGCCCTTTTGCTTGCATCTGATTTTATATTTTCGTCTTTCAGCTCTTCATTCGTTTTGATTAGTGCTTTGATTTTATCATCCCTGTTCTGAATGTCTTCTGCGGAATATTTGCCTGTTTTACGGATTGACGGGAGCACATCGTGAGTAATCCATCTTTTAAACCTTTTCGCTTCCGGCTTTTCCGAAGTCAAAATCAAATTGTACAACCCAAATTCGTTTACAATCCAAACGTTACGTACCTGACCGTCAGAGTCAATGTCAACTTTCTTTTTTTCATCATCGTCTAATCTTTCTAGTGCTTGGCTTGTATTTGCTATTTGCAACAAAAAACATACATCAGTTGCAACAAACCATGAAGTTTCGTTCTCCATTAACGGAAGAATGCGTACATTTGCACCATCTTCAAAGTGAAAATTTTTTGTTTCCATATTAAATGAAATTTTGAAGTTATTAATTGGCTGGACATTTTGTCCAGCCTTTTGTTTTTATTATTACCATTATATTATCATACCATCCAATAGAGCTTCTATTTCCTCTTCATCCTCTAGTGCAAGTTCTTCTATGACTTGTGCCCAAAATTCTTCATCGTGAAGTTCGTTTTCCTTAGTCTTTAATTCTGTTTCCATATTCTTTAATTGTTTATGATTAGTAATAAATATTAAATATTGTGCAAAGTAAAATATAATATTCTGATTATCAAATATTTAAATAAATATTTAACATTTTAATTGCAAACATTTAACATTTTGGGCATAAAAAAGCCCTGCCGGGGATACCGACAGGGCATATAATGGGGGGAAAGTTTTTGGATGGCAAAGAAAAAGCCGGCTTTTATTGGGCCGGCTGGGGAATATTCCAAAAAGAATTTATCACATGTTCTCTATCCATCGTTTTCCGGATGGTGTATAAGTATACGCTAATATGCCTACGGCAACAATAGCTACAACGGTGAAAAAAACAACTGCTATCTGCATATTATTATTATTTTAAGATTCTATATCCAATCATCGCAAAGGCAACCGTACCGATGAATCCCATCGCAAAAAGATAATTAGCCATGCTTGGTATCTCATCCTCTATCTCTCGGTTAAGTAATGAGGCCGCTCATGTCGCAAATATGGTGAAAGTTTTTGGGATGGCAAATGTTTAGGGGGAATTTATTTTCCAAACTAAAAAAGAGGATGACCTCTTTTGATCATCCTCCCGTTTTTGTCAATTAACTCTTTGATTTTATATTGGAGCCTCACGGCTGGAATATTAGAACTTAACTTGTCTCATTTTTTCTAATATGGAATTGTAGCGTGATTGTATGAGTGCCTTTTGTTTATCGGAGGCCGTCACGATTCGCCCCTTGTATTTTCTCATCAAAGCCTCGTTGATGCCAATTTCCTTGGCAAATTTGCTGGCGTTGATAAAGGGAAACGCCTCGAAGAAACCGCTTAGGTCGTATCGGTAATCCACGGTATAGCCATCAGCGTACCATGCGGGTTGTTTACCGTGCTTCTCCTCATAATACTCCGCTTGTTCCTCTAGTACGGCGATGAAGTCCTCTTTTGCCTCCTGTTCCGTAAGGCCGTAACCGTATGCTCCGTTAACATCCTCGGAATAGATGGAGATTCCTCCATCGTTCGCCTTCTCGATAATTGCTTCAATCGTTTTCATAAGAACCTTTTTTTATTTAGTCAATTAAAAGCACCCGTCGTTTAGACGGGTGCGGTTCTTTTACTTCTTTAACCCTGCCTTCTTCATCATACTGTCTAGAGTCCCTTTGGGAACTTCTTGTGTCTTATGACGACCGACTGGGATAAAGTAGTCAAAGTCGGGATGGACATATTTGTAATGCCCTTTCCCTTTTTTGATTGTCCAGCCTGCTGACTCAATCAATTTGTAAAACTCTGAGTACTTCATAAAATCAAAGAACGTTTTTAATTGACATTGCAAAAGTAACGATTATGTTCCATGCTCGCAAATAAAGTAATGATAAAAAGAACATATTTGTTCCTTTTTAACAAATTATCCCTTTATATCCTTATATAGCCTTACATCGCTGAGTAAACCCTAACATCATATAATCACCATATTCCACCTTTGCCCCCGTGATCACGACACAACTATCTATTATTCACTTCAAAACAATCAACAAACAATGGCTACAACTTACAAATTAGTGCAGCGACGGGATATGCACAAGGGAGCGACTGAAGGCGATAAGCTTTATTACGCACAGGCGAAATCTACGGGTACTAGCGATATGGAGCGTCTTTGCTCCATGATCGGCGAGCGTTCTTGCGTATCTAGCGCAGACGTGAAAGCGGTGCTGGACTCGCTTATCTACGTGATGAAGCTGGAGATGTCGGACGGCAAGATCGTACAGTTGGGTGAGTTCGGTAATTTCCGTATCACGTTCGGTAGTGAGGGGACGAAGGTGGAGAAGGATTTCAACGCTACTAAGATTCGTCGTCCTAAGTACACCTTCTCTCCGGGTAAGGCACTTCGCTCGCAAGCGAAGGTATTGCGATTCGAGAAGGTAAGCGTGGAAAAAGGCGAGGGAGGAAAAGACTCCGAGAGTCCGGACGAGATCTAGGCTAAAAGCACGCATCGTTTGAGGGAGAAGGGCGCATCGTTTTGGAAAAGAGGGTGCGTCCTTTCTTTATGAGGTTAGTATTCAGTATATTTGATAATTTATAAATAGAGAAGGATGGACAATGAGAATTTTAAGATAAGGGCTTACGGGTTGCAGGAGCTAGGCATTCAATATTTCCCGAATAGCGCACCCGCTTCGGCCTCGATCCAGCTAAAGAGATGGATTAATCTAAACAAGGCGTTACTTTATGAGATTACCGAAGCCGGGTATCATTCCGGGCAACGCTTACTCACGCCACGGCAAGTACAAATCATAACAGCGCATTTAGGGCCTCCATAACAGAGGCTCTTTTTTTGTCCTCGCATATTTCGCAACGGTTTCTCATTGTTGAAATGTTAATTTGTTGATACTTAATAGTTGCGCACCTCTCAAGTAGCGTTTTTTTCTCAAAGCGTGCGAAAGCACCCCGCAGCGCCCTACAAAAAAAATGCGGGCGCAAGTTCAATTTTTCACCTTATCTGCTGCCTCCCTCAGACAGATCACGCATGAAATGCGTCTACCGATTTTTAATGAAGGAAGATGATTCCGGATTCTGCGTATGCGAGCTCGGGCATAAAGAAATTCGCGCCGACAAACAATGTGTCCCATGCGTCGGTAATGTGTGTCTTGTACTCATCCGGGTTATCGGGGCTGTCTTCTGTAGCTTCCGGCGATTTGTCTTTCTCGAATCCGTTCTTGCCTACTTTCACCGCTGTTTGCTCCATGGCGAGTTTGAGGAACTCGTTGTTGTATTTATTGAAAACAGGATAAAGGAGCGTCGGATCATGCTTTAAGGCCCGGTCTATTTGCTCGTGCCTCCAGTCGTGGCGGCTTACCTGTCCGATATAGATATCGGTGATATCCCAACCATATTCCTTGAAGATCCGGATGATGGTATCTTGATAGGACTCGGAGTTATTGCCGGTAGTCCACGTGAAGGTCTGGTCATAAAAGAAGATGATATCACGTTTGAGCTTGTATTTGTAGTATTCGCAAACCTGACGAGCCAATTCATCCAGTTTATCGGGGGTCTTGACAAAGAAGCTCTTTAGGGTACGTAATTGATTGCCTTGTACCTGTCCGATACATGCGGTATTGATTGCGGAGTTACTATCGAAACCGATTAGCAAGGGAGCGTCCATATCCAGATCCCCATCGGCTAGGCATCCGGCCAGTTGCAGCCGGTTCCAGTCCGCTCCCATGCTACCCATGTAGCGAGTATCGCCCGGGGTATAGAAATGGTAATCGTTCAAGGCCGAATAGAAGCCATTAGCGACACGGAACAGGCGTTCGTTCATGAACGCGGTACGCCATATAAGGGAAGGGACGTTGCGGTACATTTGCCAAATGTAATCTTTGCCTACGACTTCCATGTTATCGAAAATATCATACTCTCCGTAATATACCGTGTACTCCCGGGTCTTGCCACGCATAGGTTTGACAGGCGCTTGATACTTACGGGCCAACATCAAGTCATGGCGTAATTCTTTGTATTTGCGTTGGGTGTATGGTGTTTGTTCCGGAAGGCGCTCGGTTAATTTCATTTCCCGGTATAGGTTCCGGATCAAGTTGATATGAACCGGATTCATGTCGTTGATCTTATCCAATATCCAACGTCCGGCTTTTAAGGTTGGCATATCCGTGGAATAGAGAACGGAATGATGCCAAGGGCATTGGTTAAAATCTTGCAAATTTCCCCGATTGGCGGGATCAACCTCGGATTTTATCTTATCGTAGTCTAGGAATTTCGCCTCCGGGCCGATTACCCAATCTAAGGACATGGAGTTCGCTGACATCCCTTGACTGAAGGAGAGTACGACCAATACGGTACCATTCCAGAAATGAATACAATTGCCCCATGCGGTTTGAAGCGGCGGGCGCTTGGGCTTTCCGAAGTTGGCGGACAGGGGTGCCTTGCGGCCAACAAAGAAATGAATGCCCTCGATATAGCCCCATTCGGCGAGAGCGTGGATAATAGCCGGTAGCGTATTACCCCAAGCCTTGGCATAGGATGGAGAGATTAAAGCCCCGGTAGAACCCGGCATGGACCAAACATTCCGGATGATGAAGCGTGCGTCCAAACCCTCGGATTTACCGGTACCACGGCTACAGACCCAATACTCGTCGTGGGCGGCGATCGCCATTCCCATGCGTTGCATCTTATTGAAGAACTTGCGTTGCGCCTCTTTCGCTTTACGGGCGAAAGGTTCAGTCATCAGTGCCATAGTCGTCTGTAATGGGTTCAATATCTACGATATCATGATCTTGCTTGAACAATGCCCGGAATGATTTCCTTTCTTCTTCAAGATTAGGGATAGGCTTGAAATCATCTCCCATTAACGTGACATCATCGGATGGCTCAAAGCAGGGTGGTTCCCAAGCGCTTCGATCAATGTCATCGTCTTCTTTATCGGAGCGGGTGTATTTACCGATCTTGTCCGCATTGGCGGCGATACCTTTGGGGTCTTTGGCTTCCCGGGCGATGCGGATACCTTCCTTGGCGGCCTCGATCACCATGTAACGATACCAGTTCTTGCCGGCTAACTGTACATTTCCTACGAGTCTCCGGATAGCGGCTAAATCACGATAAGCGGTGGCTTGTGATACGGGCTCACAACTACCGTCGCAACCGGCCATCAGGAAAGCGATCAGGTCTTTGTCGGCTGTCATGGGGTCTTCCAATAACTTGGAAACACATAACATCCAGCGATCTTTTTGCATAAGCTCCCGGCAGGAGAGAAGGCTTGCCGCTTCTTCATGCCCTTTGAAAAGTACCGTGGCTATCTTGTCGTATGATGTTAGTTCCTTGTTCATTCTTTCTAAAGAGGTTATGATAAAGGGGAACAGCCAATACCTTATGGATTGTCTATTCCCCTTCATTATGGAAGCAAGATTTATTTCAAGTTATCCAGTTCCGCCAGCTCACGTTTGTAATCAGCCAAGCGTTGTTCTGCTTTTTGCCGGAGGTTAAGCTTCCCGTTTTTCTTATGTTGGGCGATAGAGGTTTCTGTGCGCCGGATATTCTCCCTCAGTCGTTCGATCCGGTTGGCGATTTGCATACCTTTCAGCAATTGATCGGCCGGGAGTTCCTCGGTTTTTTGAACCTCGGTTTTTAACTGGATCTGCTTACCCTCGGCCCAAGCGTCGATCTGATCCCATAGCTTGGCACGGCGGCTCCAAAGCTCATGCACCTGATCGGCGATCGGCTTGCGTTGCTCCGGAGTAAGGGCCTCGTTCTGCATCTCCGTGAATAAGGCGGCGTACAAGGGGGTGATCTGGCGGACCTCGTCGAAGATCGTACGGATGTTATCCGGAAGGGAGGAGTACGTGGCGATCTTCGCTCCGGGCCGTAACAGGGCGAATTGATCTTGCAGTTCTTGCAACTCTTCCTGCGCTTCCTCCAGCTCGGCTTGCAATTGATCGATCTCTCCAGATTTATCGTCATTATCTTCCTCCAGCTCGGTGATCTTGTCTTGTAGCTTGAATAGCTCGGATTCTTTCACGAGGATTTCTTTTAAGACTTTATCGCCTTTTAGCTGATTCGCTGTTTTCTCGATCGCCTTTGTTGCCGCGACCGCTGTTCTCAAGAGCATCGAACCCCGTTCGGAGGTTGTTATCTGGGGTTGGGCCGACGATAGGCGGGCGACGGTAGTCAACTTATTTACCAATACGGTGAAATGGGAGTCGAATTGCGGTACCTCCTTTACCTCGCTAAAGAATGCGATATATTTCTTTTTCATCTCAGCGGGTGCGAGAGCTTGAAAAAGTGCGAGACCGTCGGCGTACTTACGCTTCCGGTCCGCTAACCAATTCTGTAATGTCACCTCCATATCAAGAACCTCCTTCTGGAGTAGGGGCTACTCCGGTGAATAACTCGTCAATGTCGATGGGCGTTCCCATGATGATCATAGGGGCGGGGCTGTCCGCCTCGAAGGTAAACGACCAGCCTCTCTTATCAGCCGCCGCCTTGCCACCATCGAAAGAGGCTGATACCGTACAGGGATAGCCCGGTTGTCCGATCAATTGCTGGCTATCGTTATCCTCGATGATCAAGTAGCCCGGGGTATTGCAGATTTGCCGGGCGAAAGCCGCCGCTTCCACCTTCTTTCCGGGGTGGAAGAACTCGCCGCTGATCTTGTAGCTTTTGCAATCGGTCTCACCTTGTATCTCGGCTTTATAGCCGACGGTTGCCCGGGTCGCATAAATAGGCGTTGGTTTACCTCCTGCCGCTATGAAGGTAAAAGCACCTGTAGCTGTCACGAAATCAGCTATCGCTTTAGCCTCTTTGGGTAAAGTCGGTATAGCAGAGACTGCCGTTTCCGGAATAAAGGCGATACGACCTTTATAACCCCCCATATTGTCCGCTCCGGCTGGCCATAAAACAGGGCCAAACGAGGCGCACATCACATAATCCGCCGGAACGTCCGCCCCCATGAAGAGGACGGATAGCACCGCTAGCAGAAACAATACGGACAAAACTTTTCTGAAATCTTTCATCGTTTTATTTATTTACTGGTTTTACGATTTGGTATAAGTACCGGAAGCGGTGAAGTCCTCACCATCGGCTACCGTGACTTTCACGTCTGCCGGCTTGGTATAACCGGCGATATCCTTGAAGGATACGGTTTGCTCACCTTTGGGTATGCCTAAAAGGGTAGCTCCGCTTCTCATCCACTCGCCGTTCTCGCCCACCTTCCAAGCGGCACCGGCTTCTATGGCCTCGTCGCTCTCGATCGTGACGGTCAGGGCGGCACCGGTTACGTAGTCGCCCGCCAAATCAACGCCCTCATTGGTGAACTCGTTAATCTGGAATACCTTCGGATGGATATCCTGAAAGCGGGTACCGTACCCGGCCTGTAGCCAGAACTGAACCTCGTTCGGGTCCTCGAAGATATCGCGGATCTGGACGAACCGGGTCGCCTTCTTCGTATTCACGCCAAAATCCAGCATTCCGGGACGGATTAAGATCAAGGCCTGTCCTGTTCCGTATGCCTCATGGGTGACAGGTTCCAGTCCCGGGAACTTGGCGTCGTCCTTGACCGCCTTCCAAAACTCCTCGGTGGATGGGCGGGCGAACGCTTTTGTCTTTTGCCGGTAAGCCTCCTTACAGATCAACTCGATCTCGTTGGCATAATACAGGATCGCTTTACGGCGTAAGAAAGGATGTGCCGCACGTAAGAAGTTGACCAGACGATCGTAATCATCTACACCGTCACCACTGCCAAACGTACCGGTACGTACTAGGTTACGATTCGCCATGGTGATATCCTTCGTTGTCTTGAAATGATCGATCCAAGGGAAAAATCCGGTGAAAGAACTCATCGGGCTATACACGTTGTCGTTTCTCTCGGCGAAGAAAGCGGAGAAAGTGATATCCTCCGAATGGCTGATGATGTGATTATCCACCACGAATTTCTCCATGGGGTGTTTCTTTACCGTATGGTCCACCTTCTCCCCGGCGTTGGAGAGAATACGTTTCTCCGTATAATTTAAGATGTTATCCTTCAAACGAGAAACGGTAAGTTCCGGTTTGATGGACATCTCTACCAATTTACCGATCTCATCGGGATACTTAATCTCGGCCCCGGCTTTATATGGGCCGGTGTGTCCGGCTTTGCGGCGAGCGTTCACGATCACGTCCTCATTCTCGATCTCGATCACGTTGAGCTTCATGGTCGCGGCGAACTCCTGAAACGTGAAATAGGGAAGGGTACGCAACACGTTATCGTAATCCTTCGCGTAACGATTCAGTTTCTCAATATCTAAAATTCCTTGTTTTGCCATCGTTCTTAGTGTTTAAAAAATCCTGTTTTCTCAGCCTCGGCCATGATAGCGAGGGTATCATCCTCATACTTATCGGCGAAATCCTTGATGTCTCCGGTCTCGGCGGTCGGCTCTTGCTTTACTTTTGCTTCCGGCTTTTTGCCTGCCGGTGTTCCCTTTAGCTCTGCCACGTCTGATTGAAGTTGCTCAATCAGTGTGTCTTTCTCTTTCAACTCTTCTTGGGCGGTCGATAATCGCTCCTGTAAGTCGGAGGTATTACCGGTGCTCTCGATCGATTCGAGCAGCTGATCCACTGTTACGTCTTCCGCTTTCATGTCCGGGTTATCACCCAGTACCTTATTCAGAAGCTTGTCCCAGTTGTCGGCCGCTTGTTTCATCGCATTGTACGAATCATCTTTCAACCACTTCATAAATCACTATGTGTTAAAATAATTAAGAACATTCTCGAAAGTATCTATCTCATCGATCATACCGATGTTCATGGCCTCCGGAGCGAAAAACATCTTACCGGTGGCCCATTGACCTTGATCCTCATTGATCACGCCTACCCGGGCGTTAGCGATACTGGAGATGAAATTCTCGTTATACGTATCGCATACTTTTTTTAGCGGTTCCGTATCTCCCTGCAGAGCCTTGTGAAATTCTTGGTTCTTGTCCGTGGATTTGGAGGCATAGATATCGATCAACTTGATGCCCATCTTGGCATAATACTCGCTGGTATCAACGATCGTCATATAGGTACCCACGCTTCCGATCCGACAGACATTGGAGTTCGCTACGATCTTGTCGCAACAGGAGGCGATGCCATAGGCTGCGGACGCTACGAAATCATTGCAGAAAGCTACGACAGGTTTGTTACGGTTGCTAATCGCTTCCTGCATGATCCGGCAACCCATTCCCTCGCCTCCGCCGGAATCGATATTCAAGACGATCGCCTTGATACTATTCTCGTTGTAGCATCGGTTTAGGAGATTCGCCTTGGTAAGCATTCCGGATGGACCGCATTCTTGGTCGTATTTCGTGATCGCCCCGTTGATGTTCATTATGGCTACGGAGTTTTTGGGTGCGTCCTCGGGTGGAGACCATCCTCCATACTCGCTGATCTGGTATGCGCCATTTTTTAGGGAGGCGAAAAGCAAGGCGTTATCCTCGGTCGGCTCTTGTTCGGAAGAAGCGTTCCGGGGTTTCCCGAACATCGCTTCCGGCTTGGTAAGAAAAGATGCGATAAGGGGGAAATAATTCGCCGCGAAGTTTTCCTCGACGAACCATACTCCCCCCAGAATGTTGTGTAGATAAAGCATATCTTCCTTTTTGATGGCAAGGATATACTTATATATATGTATGGTAAAGGACTTCGGTCAATCGATCAGTTGAAGTTGCGGAACCAATTGCTTTCCGGATAACGAGATTTTGTATCCCGAGAAACCGCTAGGATCGCTGGGGTGCAACACCTCGAATTTGCATTTCAAGGGAAAACGATCCGATCCGACCACGAATGTATCCCCGCTAAAGTGTTTGTACTTAAAGATCGCCGTGAGGTGGTTCAATCGTTCGCATTTTTGCCATAGATCGCCGGTCATATATTGACGGGGTATTTGCAAGGAACCAGATACATTATATAGAGTGCCTGATTCACTTTCTTGTGGCTCAACCTTGATAGAGGTTCCATATCTTCCCGGGTGAAGGTTGATCCAGTCTCCGGACTTGAGTCCAACTTTTACTTTGTCTGCCTCTTGAGACACGCTCGCTATTTGCCTCGAGAAAGCGAACCACGCATCGGAGATGCCTCCCATATTGTCTGCCATAACCTTAGTTTTTATTTGTTTATCAATAATATCTGATCGTAATGGATACACTTGGAATTTTATTCCTCCCAAAAGGGACAAATCGATACGCTTGGTCGGAGTGAAAAACACTCGTATTTAACTTTTATTGTACGAACGTTTCTCTTTTTGCTTCCTAGTTCGGTCCCTCCAGCGATAGTAGTTCTTTTTTAGAGCGTCCTCGCTGATCCCGTTGATATCGAATTTGCGCATAAAGGAAAAAATACTTTCGATATACTGTATCCCATACATATGCTTGTTATAATCTATCCATTCGTGCAGCTCGGCCCAGAACATCAACTCTATCCGTCGCTCAAGGATTCGCTGCGAGCGTTCGCTAAGATAGTTGTAGTAAGCCGGATCTTTTCCACATCGTCTGTCCGGCAAAGCTATTTCCAGCGTTCCTTGCTCCAAAGGGCAGGAGGCCGGGCGCTTGGATGTCAGATCAAACAGGGTATGATACAAATCTGTCTTGTCCGGAAGGGTTATCACTCCTTCCCGGCAATCATTGAATTTTCCACGCATGTACTCCTCCAAATGCTTTTTTATGCTTATCTTTACTGTCACCATATCGATTTTCTCTCTTCTTATAGGCTTTTTTACTCTATTTTCCCTATGTGTATGTGTTATATTTTGCGACCAACACGTCAACAGACCAACAGGAAATATAAAATATGATGCTAATTTACTATATTTCAATGATATAATCGGTAAAATACTAAGAAACATGCGACCAACAAAAAATAGTGGTTGTTGGTCACCCCTACCAACCGTCAACAGTGCCTCATTTTTCCCCGAATTTAGAATTATCACCAACAGTGACCAACAAAAAGAAAACGATGACCAACAGGAAACAACAGCCTACTTCTATCTAATTAATATATATATTATTGATTATTATATATTTATCTTATATCTGTTTTGAAATGTTTCATCTTTTGTTGGTCTGTTGGTCTGTTGGCCACTTTTTCTATCCTTTATAGGGTTTCAAAACACGCAAAACTTGCTTATTTCTTTTTTTAATTTCAGGGGGTCCGGGGGAAATAGATGAATAAAGATAGAACCGGCTTCCCGGATGTGCTTGTTGCCCATGGCTTCCAATAGCCAAGCTATATCCTAGAAAGTCGGTTCTATGCGATTTTAAAATACTATCAGTCGTTAAAAGCGGAATCCCGGCTCAGTCTCCGGAGTCTGATCGTAGTTTTGTACGTCTCTTTCGAAATCGACATCGAGCAAGTCTCTGAGAATATCGTAATTGAAACAAACTGCCGAGGTATTACTCTCTTTGTTCACCATAATACGTTTCATGCTGTTATCTATGGTGGGTTCTCCCGCCGGGTTTGCTAGAATGTCTCCTTTTGGGACTTCTTTCACCTCTTGCCATCGATAACGAGTGGAACGTACTTTGCCAATATAGGCCTCGTTACTTTCGAAATAGGTATTTAAGGATTGAAGAGAGAACGCCTCACCTTTTAGCTGCTGGGTATACATAGGATAGATATTTGTCATGTTTAGATATAAAACACGGGTATCTATGGGCTCTAGGTTTTTTATTTCCGTATCCCGGCCTTGTTTCTTAATTGTTACCTTTCCCGGTACCTCGATCTTATAGTCTCTACCTTGAACTAGGCTTCCTGTATCGATCAAGAAGTTGAGTATACTGAAGAAGTTGAACATCTTATTTGAGGAACTAATCGATTCTACTTGTTTGATCACTTTCGCTATTGCGATTTCGAAGAACTGTTCTGCGGTAAAAGGTAGTTGCAATGAGGTATGTTCTTCCACTATACGACAAACGGAAACGAACATTGATACCGTCTCGAGTATACGAGAGAGGCCATCCGTGTTTTTAACGGATACCCGTACCTCGTCTTTCAAGGATTTAAAGACCTCGTCGTATACTTTCTTATAATGTTGCAAGATGCTATTTCTGCACGCCAATATCTCAAGGAGGACGCTATGCAGTCCGGATTCCTCGTATCCTTTCAACTCATTGAAGATTTCTTCTTCCAATTCCGATCGATCGTCACGTTTCGGTACCTCGCAAATGATACATCGATTTGCTAGAGAGTTGTCATCCTGTTGGGGACTTTCTTGGCCCATGATAACAAGAGCTGCGTTCACTTGACTACTGTCTATCTCCTTGCTTACCGCATCCTTACGTTTCTGCTTGCCTTCACCATCATATACGGCGGATTTCAAGGCTTGGAAAATCACAGGGTTTATTTGCGTGTCGTTATACTCTTCGAGCATGATCGGGATATTCCGGTATCTCTCCAGCCAAGAGAACAAAGCGGCGGGGGTTCCGGAGTTTAGGTTGAATGCCGGTGCGTCCGGAGACATCGATAGAGAGCGGATGGAATAACCAACTTGTGATTTTCCGGAACCCGTCGGACCGATAAAGAATAAAGCCGTAAAGGTTCTCCTGACATTGTATATATCGCTACGGAAGGCACTCATGATCGAATATATGATCGCCCACATACCGTTATTGTTTAGCTTGTATACCTCGTTCATCAGTGAGGCCCACTTTTGGAAATTGATAGAACATCCCGCTTTGGGTTCCCGGTACTTGATAAAGCGATCCAGATAGTAGCGATCGCTATCCCGGCGCTCAGATGCGTAAATTTTAGAGAAAGCCGGGATATAGTAATATTTTTTGTTATGTTCGACTAATCCTAGATCAGTAACATATTGAAGCTCTTGTTTACCATCTATCTCATGTACGATCGCATTACTGAAAGCAAAAAATCCTTCATCATACCAACCAAACATACGGAGTTCAAAGCATGTTTTAAATCTAGCGGCTATACTTTCAGATATAGAATCTAAATGATTTTGAGTTCCGTTACTAAAGAAAAATGCGCCTTCTTCCCATATTCTTTTTTTAAAAGTTTGAAGGGTGATCATATCTCCACTAATCCATTCCATGTAAATGGGATAATTATAGCAAGGAGAGGTTATTTGGACAACTCGTTTGTTGAACTGGCTTTCTTTATCATAGATATGAATAAGCGGTTCCATATAAAAGTTTCCTACTCTTATATATGAATTTTTCCCATTAGAGAACATATATGCTACCTTCCTTCCTGAGGAATCTATCAAGGGAAAATATTTATAAGCTTTCCACATTCGATTTATTTCCGGATCTTTTTCAACGTAATCAGGCAAACGATTGGGATCGAAGATTAGAGCGGTACCATCTATTTGCAATGCGTCGTTATTAAACTTAACCTCAGATTTTCGAATTTCAAGATAAGGTTTTAGAACGTGCTCAAGAGCTGTTTTTGTTACTCCTAACATTCGTGCATAATCTGTAGTTTGGAAAGCCCGGGTGGTAGCATCCGCGTAGGATATCACTTCAGAGCATCTTTCTAAGGCTATTTTCTTTATATTCTCGGGAGATTCCCGGAATGTACTGTATAATCCGATATAGTATTCATTGAATCCAATCTCTTTCTCTGTGTCTACGAGTTTATAACGTTCTTCACCTTTCTCGTCTACATAACTTTCCCGCTCTCTTTTATATTTGCTCATGGAGACCGTGAAGCCGGTTCTTGTCAAGGAACGTAGAAATGAGAGCTCTTCCGGTTCGATCATGTTTTCTTTTACCTCGAATTTATCCCTGCAACGGATGATGGGAGATAGCCGGCGAAGCTCTTGGATCTCGGACACACCCGGGATGCCTGTTATAAGGATGACCGGACAAACTCCCCATCCCTCGGAGAAACGATTGACAGACCAAGTAAGGGTGACTTGTTTGTTCCCGGTTTTTACAAGTTCCTCCGCTTCTTCCACGCCGGTTAATCCCGGTTGGGTAGGTTGGGCTGGCACGCTTTTCTTACCTATGGCTTGTAGCTCGGCAACTAGATTTGTTATCAATTCCCCATCTGCGTTAAATCGTTCGGCGAGGGATACGATATACGCTTGCCTTTGTAATTTATCCGGTACGACGGAGATACTTTGGGCGATAATCCGGAGAACCTCTGTTTTCCGGATCGGATCATCCATCTCGCTTTCGAATGCTTTATAAATAAAGGAGATGAAGTCGGTCTCCTGCTTTTTCAAGAATTTGGCTAGTTTCTCAGTCCCCATCTTGCGGGCGAAACTGTCCGGATCTTCTCCTTCCGGAAGAAGAACGGCACGGACGTTCATGCCCTCGGCCAGCATGATATCCATGTTCCGGACGGAGGCTTTCATGCCGGCTGCGTCTCCATCATAAACGGCAGTGACGTTTCGGGTAAATTTCTTGATGATCCGGACTTGATCTAGTGTAAGGGCGGTACCGCTACCGCAGACCGTATTGGGATAACCGGATTGAACGAAAGAGAGTACATCAAATTGACCTTCCACCAAATAGCATTTATCGGATTTCGATATCTCTTGACGAGCTTGGTATATACCAAATAACGTCTTTCTCCTTTAAAAAGAGTGTAGTTCGTTTTAATCTTTTATAAATCAGCGATTAAAAGTGTTTTTATAAAGATGCAAGTAACGATATAGTAGTGGAAGTCCAGCTACACATTGCATTGCTCTGCATAATTTCAAATATCTCTCTACGACAAAGATAGTCAATGTTGTTAATAGTTACAAGTTAATCAAAACTTATTTTAGTTTGTAATTGGTTGTTTAATGCTTCAAGAATAAGCCTTATAGCGATAAATTAACAACTAATAATGTCTAAATACTTATTCTCATCTCTTCCCAAAAGTATATAGTAATTACGTAAATACCACATAAGGATTCATGCAAGTTATTTTCCAAAGTTTATCATCTTCGTCATAATCAAAGTAAATTCCATTAATATTACTGACTTTAGAAAAGTCAATATCTGATTCACCTATTTCATTTATAACACTAAAATTCGGACTAACTAAATATTGCTTATCATTAATTATTCTTGCCATTAACCTTTTTGTTCTTTTATGTACTTTTCCATATCTGAAGTTAGGAACTTTTTTAATTTTTATAAATTTTCTCTTCGAAAATCTTACTAATAAATCGATCCATAATGCTGCATTTTCTGATACTTGGTTTTTATAGTAATCAGCATGGTCTATTAAATCTTGTTTATATGTTCTAATGCTTTTTTCCCAAAGATCATCATCATATAAGTTGGCAATTTCATAGGCAGAAATCCTTGAGCGAATTCCTGCTTGATAGATTTTAACTGATTTTATGTTAGGTAATCCTAATTCTACAAGAATAGCCAATTCTTCGATAGTATCCGCTTCTTCAATTAAATTCTGTTTCTTCATTTTCTTTGAAATACCATTGAGAACCCAAGGCATATTGAAAGAATAATGTTGAGTTACTATATTAACTGCATTTTCATGTTGAACGATATCTGACATGGATATTCCACTTAACCACTTTTTTCGTATCTCTTTTATATCAACACTATCTTCAAATTTTTCTTTATATATATTCACATCTCTAATGACGTCTTCTATATTTTCAAGAAGTGAAATGCGTTCTTCTAATGTTTTATCACTTACTATATAGCTTTGAACAATACTAATAATCTCGCTAAGCTTCTCATCTATTTGCAAATCTGAATTGATTGGAATACCAGAAGATACAATACTTTCCCAAATACTTTTTTCTATCCCTACCTTTTTTGTTATACCTTTAATTCTAGCCTTTATAAAATCGAGAACTTCATCGCCAGTAATATCTTCATAATATTGAGCTTGTATATAGGCTAAGGATTTAGTAAAATAACTATCAATCCATTCCAATGTGTTTCCTTCAAAATTATTCGAATTATGCAATGATAATAATCCGTCATCAATCAAATCAAGAAGATCATTAACTTCATCTAAAGACTCATCAATTTCATTAATACGATTTTCAGCAAGTAAATTAATTAAGTTATCAAATGCTATTCCGTTAAGTTGAGCCACTGTTTTAAGTGTCCTTATTAGTTCCAAACAACCACTCTCTGCTCTATCTATATTACTCTTATTAAGATATGCAGAAATCATTTTTCTTTCCCAATTTATTTTATTCTCGTCTTTTTTGGTTATATCATGAGCAACTAAAATTTTGCCTTCATGATCTACAAAAGCACGCCCCGCTCTACCAGCAATATTCCAAAAATCTCTTTTCGTAATAGGATTACCTGATTGATACAAAGTTGAGAAAATTACAGTAGAAACTCCAAGATTAACTCCTTGTCCTAATGTTGAAGTCGCTATAATAACTCTTGGCTTCTCACTTCTCATTAATCTTTCTAAGGGAATTCGCACATCTGAGATCAAATCTGCATTATGACAGAAAATTCCTTGTTTAGCAAACTTAACCCATTCCGTATCTTCACCATAAGATTCTATGCAAGCCAGTTTAAAGGCTCTCCAATTGGCCTTGTTTCTAAATCTAAACTTCTGTTCTTCAGGCTGAATACATTTTTCATACTCTCTTGCAATGGCAAAAACAGATTTCTTGATTCCAACGAATATTAAAACAGGACCAAACTTCCTTAGTTTATATGCAGTAGAAGCTATGGCTTGGTTCTTATTTTCAGGAAAGTAATGCATTATCCTTTCTTTAGGCTTCTTAGGCAACTTTTGTCGCATAATAAAATTAGGATTAAATGAATTTCTTTCTGCATCAGTGCTTTTCCAATTTAAATTCACAGAAACTCCATTCCATTCCATTATTCCGATTCTTTCATCAGAAGGTCGCCAATTCTCTTTGTAAACATTATCAGTAGAATCCGTTAGCCATTCAGATAGATCTTCTGCATTGGGTAAAACGGCAGATAATAACAAGAATCTTCCACCATTAGCTTTTACATGATACTTTAATTCCTCATAAAACATTTCATTAACTATGAGTCTTTTATCAGTTCCCAATAAATGTCCTTCATCTATAATTACAAGTTTGATACATGATAAAATATCCTCATTGCTTCTAAAGAGTGCTTTGGCCTTTTCTGGTGTTGCTACAATTACGGATGATTCGTCTATAATTCTTTCATCAAGCTTACTAAATAAACTTCCACCATATAGATGTGAGACTGAAACATCAAGATTGCTAAAAATCTCATCAAACGAATTTTCTATTTCGTAAGCTAGTGATCTATAAGGGGCTATAAAAAGAATTTTCGCTTTAGGTTCATTTAATAGACAGTTTAAAATCGCAATTTCACCAATTCTTGTTTTTCCACTACTTGTAGGAATGCTAACAATACTCCCCTGCTTATTATTCAAAACCTTTGGTAAAGAGTTTCTTTGAGTAAGAAACAATTCTGTTATACTGCCATTTTTATAAACTAATGATTGTATATACTTTAACGGAAGTTTATCTTCCGTATTAAAATAATTTCCTAATACATACCATAATGAGGATTCTTTAAATCCATCTATAATGAGAAGTAATAATCGAATAACCCACCAAACATCAGGTTCACCTCTCATTGCGGCTACTTCTTGAAGATTTACAAGATCCTTTTTTGCAATTTCTAAAAAATCTTTGTTTCCTGTCTGATAAAATTGCACATAATAATTTAATGATTTTGCTATAATTATCTCATAAATTTTTGTAGCATTATCTTCTTCAAAATGTTCAGCCAGATATTCATCCCCATAACTGGAGTTTGTAATAAGTTTATCGATTTCACTTAATAACTGATCAAATTTTCTATTAAGAAATAGAGATACTAAACTTGAAATCATTGTATCACTCTCAAGTTTGCCTATAAGTATAAATGCCTTAGAGTATTGAAAACAAACGTAATAAGAAAGAGCGGAGATTAGACAAAATAGTTTCTTATTTTTTGTCTGAATATGAATAGAACCGTGTATATACTCAAGTATTAAAGCTCCTTTTTCTAGAGAATGAGATGCTTTTAGATAATTATGTTCACTAAAATAATTACATCCAATATTTAGATATTTGAAAGCTAAGATATTTAGCTGCTCATCTTTAATTGTATATCGAGGAAAATTTTCTTTAGATTCTTCCGTATTATATAGGATATATCTAGCGTTAGCTTGAGCTATTAAGTTTTGCAAAGTAGAATCTGATTCTAATTCTTGGTAGCTTTTTTCAACATGCTCTATATTCATAATAAATCAGGGTTAGATATTAGTTCTTCTGCTTTTTCAAATATGGATTTAATAAACTCTTCTGGCTGACCAATTCCAATAGAAATGAAAACCAAATTTGAATTATCACTATTCAAATGTTTTTCAACTGTTTCTGAAGTCTTGGTATTACTTAGTAACAAACCAACATAAATAAGGTCGCCTCTATCTTTTATATCTTGCACTATATAATCATCCAGCTTTCGAGCAAGTAATTCATCTGATTTTGCTATTTCTTCTACTAAGAAAGTGTACGATAAAGGCAAAGTATCTTTGTTTAAAGATTTGGTAATATCTTCAACTACATTCTTTTGAGGAGTAGTGCGAAATTTCGATTCTCCCAAATAAATTTTGATTTTCTCATTACCATTTTCTTCAAATAAATCAACCATCAAAGTGTCATCTCCTTTAATGGCTTGATCAACATTTGGATTATATTTCAATTTATATACCTTGATAAATTCTTTTTTTTGTGATGCTTGAATATAATCAGTAAGTAATATTTCCGTAGCATTACCTTTTTTCACCTTATCCGTAATAGGTAATTTTCTATGCTGCTCTGCATATTTAGCAAAGCCTAAACTTTTATATTTTTCTTTTAACCTAGATATTCTAAACTGAGTATAATGGTGATTAATTATTTTTTTTGCCATCCATTCTATTAACTCATCATCTACAGCTGTAATTTCAGTAAGTTCCCTGTGGCATTTCATATAGGAATCTGGCAAATCATTTGCAGCAAGCCATTTCCCATAAGGATGTGAATTATCTGGATGCTTCCCAATTAACAGTTCTTGTTTCGTCATAATTTTTAGTTTAAAACAAAGGAAAAATCATTTTACTGCTTTAAAACTGGCAGAAACAGTATTGTAGTAGCGCAATCCAGCTACATATTCTGTTGCTCTGTACAATTTCAAGTATTACTCTAACACAAATGTAATTAATGTTTTTGACGGTTACAAGTTAATCTGAATTTATTAGAAGGCTTGGTATTAATTGGAGGGTACTAAAAAACTTTTTATAGAAAATTACCCCTCTACTGATAGTTCTGAGAAGAATAAAATCTGATTTTTGGGGTGCCCTTCATTATATTGTTTACCTATAAATATCTTTTTGAAAAGAATGGTAACTACTGCTATTTTTCTTTCTACCTTAAAGGAAGAAAAAAAGCATTCTGTAAATCGACATTGATACTAAGTAAGTTACAAAGAAAATATGGGGCTGGCGGTTACCGTCAGCCCTATTTTTTCATGCCCAATTTTGAAAACTTTGCAACCGAAGAAAGAAAAATAACCCATTGGAACAAAGGAATATTTTATGGAAGAGAACAGAAATGATATTGAGATACTCAAAGCAATGATAAAGGAAAACTTTGAGGAACAACGAAAACTGATTGCCAAGCTGGAAACGGCTCTGGAAGCAGTAACCAGTTTCAACGGCAAGCAAATGCTGGACAGCCGGGATATGCGCCTGATGCTGAAAGTATGCGACCGGACACTGATCCGCTGGCGTAATTCCGGGAAACTCCCATTTTTCAAACTCAGCGGCAAGATTTACTTCTGGGCTTCTGACGTATATAAATTCCTGAGAGAAGAATGTCTAAACGAAGATTTCATATCCGATTCTATTAACTCATAAATAAAAATTCACATGGAAAATCAAAGTAAAGTAATCGTCATAGAACGAAACAAATTCGCAGCACTCGTCAAATCACACCGCAAATGCCTCCAGATGCTGAACATCCTGACTTACATCTACACAGTTAAGGAAGTAAGCCTTACCCTGACCTTGCAGGAAATCTGTGAAGTCCTGCACATGACTCCCGAAGAAGTGGAGATACAGCGACAGAAAGGATATATCCGCTTCACGACACAGAAAGGGATGACCGTCTATGAAATCACGGACCTGCTCCGATTGGAAAATATGCTGGAGATGGGGAGCATCTATCGTAAGATCGACAAAAAAGTAATGAACCTCGAACCTCTAAATAATGAATAAACAATGAAAGAAGAAGAGCAAGACAAGAAACAGCGGAAGCGTCTGGTACACGCTTCTCTGTTTAGTGGATTCGGCGCCCCAGACCTGGCTGCCGAATGAATGGGATGGCAGAATGCCTTCCATTGTGAGATAGACGATTTTTGTAATACCATTTTAAATTACTGGTTTAAAGATGCAAAAAGTTATACAGATGTCGCAACGACAGATTTCAGAGAATGGAGAGGAAAAATCAATGTCCTTACAGGAGGTTTTCCTTGTCAACCATTCTCTGTCGCAGGCCAAAGAAAAGGAGCGGATGATAACCGTTACCTCTGGCCTCATATGCTCAGGGCCATACATGAGATCAGGCCCGATTGGGTCATTGGTGAGAACGTTGCTGGCATCCTCACGATGGTACAGCCCGGCCAGGAGACTGAAGTGGGAAGTCAGTCCACTCTATTCGGAGAGAGTGAGCCTGTATTTAAAAGACGGCAGCAATATGTTGTTGAAACCATTTGCCGTGATCTTGAACGTGAAGGATATTCCGTCCAGCCGGTACTTATACCGGCTTGTGCCGTCGGAGCTCCCCACCGCCGGGACCGGGTATGGTTTATTGCCCACCGTGACAGCCCAGGATTACAAGCGCAGGGGACCGAACAGCCGCCAGCAGGGATTGCCGGAGATGATCCATGAAATACTCCTTCCCACTCCATTGGCTACGGAGATACACCATCCGGAAAGGGTTCACAAATGGAAACAGGCCCATGCTCCATCCCTGCACAGCCAGCTCAAAGGGGAGAAGAAACCCAACGGATTGAGCGACTTTCTGGACTTTTACGGGATGCTGCTGCCCACCCCGGTAGCCAGCGATGCCGGTGTGGGTGCGGTAATGGGGAAAAACGACAAGATCATAGTGACACCGAAAGGAAAGGTGAGAAAGATCAATCAGAAAGGCCATGTCTGGAGTGTAGGGCTTGGGAGGATGGCGGAGCTTCTGCCCACTCCGACAGCGAGGGACTGGAAGGGCGCGGCAAGCCCGGAAAGTCTGGAGAAGAGAGGCCGGATACCGGAAAAGAACAGCCTGCCCGATTTCTTCGCCCGGACTGGAAAGAGTTTCCAGCTGAATCCCCTGTTTGTAGCCGAGATGATGGGCTTCCCCCCCGACTGGACGGTATCTCCTTTTCTCGGTGAAGACAGGCATCCATTAAAGGATACGGGAA